CGCTGGGCTGCTCCAGGGTGACCACGCCGATCTCCATGTTGGAGCCTTGGACCGACGTGCACTGCTTGGCGACATCGTTCCAATAGACTTTGTCGCCGGAATTGAACGTGCTCGAATCCTTCGCCAGGTCGAACACGCCGACCACTACCAGCTCGCTCGAATCGCCGCTGTTCTGGTTGTTGACGGAAACGCCGAAGCGGTTCCCGGACTTGCACCCCTGGCCGCTCGTAAGAGCGTAGGGCGCCGTGGCCGTGATAGTGTCGCCTCTTTGAACGTAATTGTTCATCGCTGAAAATCTCCCTTAACTTGGTTTTCTTGTGGGGGCGGGCGAGTCGCCGCCCCCGATTGGTTTCGCGCGGACCGATTACGCTCCTGCGTTCTTTTGCAGGCCGCGGTAGTCGATCGCCGCCGCGGCGAAGTCCATACGGGCCTTCATCTCCACACCGTCAACCTCGAAGCCCTGGCGGGTCTCGAAGTACACGCCGGCCTGGCCTTCCAGGAAGCAGTACTCGATGGTGTCGATCTGTGTGGGGTCTGCGACCATGTACCAGGCGGTGGTGCTGGCGACATCGAGGCGCGGCTCGATGATCGGAACCAGGCTCTGAATCCACTCGGGCACCACGCCGGTGACTTGGTTGGCCGCCAACTGGATCGGGTAGATGAGCTGCAGGCCGGTGGTTTCGAGCGCCGCGGGCAGCAGGATGTAACGCGGGATGAGGTTCAAAGGCGTGCCCTGCGGAGCCTTCTGTGTGCGCAACTGGAGACGGCCAGCTGCGATGCCAGTGACGGGCGGGGTCGCGCCGAGCGCCAGCGCGCTATTGGCTCCGGTCAGGAGGTTGCCGTGCCCTGTGGCAAACAGCGCGGTCGAAACGGTATCGCCAGGGTAAATCGCAGCCGGGTTTGCGGTGACGATGGCCCACACGATGTCGGACTGGGTGCGCGCGGCGGCCACGCCGAGCAGCGCGGGGATTCGTGTGAACGCCTGCAAGTCGTCGTTGATGATGGTCTTGCGGGTCAGCGAAACCACCTCGCCGAACGTCCCGAGCGAATACGCCGTGTTGCCATCGCTCAGGGTAGCCCGGTGGTACTCGCCCTTTTCATTCAGCTTCTGGAGCGAAGGAGCGTCGCTCAGGGTCGCGCGGTTCACGGGCTTGAAGTCGGCCGCGGTAACCTGACGAGAGAACGGTTTGAAGGTCTGCGGATACGCCTCGTATCCTTGCCGCAGGGTCTTGTTCGCGACGTTCGCCAGGATGCTGGGGAAGTCGCTGGTCGACTCGGCGCCGCCGCCGAACGTGTACACGCGCATGCGGCTGCCGCTGCCGAGCAGTGCCTCCGACGCAACCTCGCTCTTGCTCATCCCGCGGGTATTCACCCCGCGCAACTGCAGGCTCTCGCGCGCCATTTCGAGCAGCGACAACCCGACGTACTCGCGAGCCATCTCCTCGGCCCTGCGCTGCACTTCGGCACCGCCACCGACAAAGTACGTTCCGGACGGTGTCTTCTGCGCATAGAAGTTCGAGTTACACCGCAGTACCAGCGCTTCCTGCATGCACGCCAGCTTCGTCTCGTTGCCGTCGCGGGTGATCGTCACGTCGCCGCGAATCTCGGAGGCCGGGCGGCCATCGGTCGTGCGGTTCGACGCAGCGACCATTTCCTCCTGGATCTTGGTGCGCGCGTCGGCGACCGAGATACCGGAGTCAATGAGACCGAAGACAAACGTCTCCGTGATACCGAACCGCTCCATCTGTTTCCCGATGGTACGGATCTCGGAGGCCGCAGCGAACCGCACGTTGGCGTCAGCCACGCTGGCTCCCACCACCACCAGCGCTCCAGCCAGCTTCTCCATCTTGAAGTTGGTGCCAAGCGTGGTGATGCTCGCCACACGCTCCCGCTCCATCCTCGTTGCCTCGTCGCGCGCCGCGGCGAGCACCTGTTCGTTGTTACGGGCATCCGCGCCCGGTTGCGTTACCTGGTCCACAGGTTTCTCCTTTTTTGGGCTGTTTGCCCGTTCCCCTGATGCGGAAAGAAATTCTGTCGTAAAGTCGGCAGGTATCGTCTCGACCGAAACCTCGAACGGCTCCCAGTCCGTCGCCTCGTACACCTGCGCCTGGCTCCCGCTCGGGTGAGGCATCGTCATGCCGTTGCCCTCGGCATCGGTCACGGGCACCCGCTTGTAGATCCACGTGCCGAACGAGAGATTGCGCACGCGGCCGGAGGCCACTCCCGACCACAACCGGTCGGTGTCTTCGTTCTCCCCCTCGACGCCGAACTGCAGGGTCCCCATTCCCTTGCCGCCATCCGCCCACGCCTTGACCACGTGACCGCGCTGTGCAGCGCTCCCCACCTGGCCGGCCTCAAACGATTTCCAGTCGTTGCCGTTCAGGTGGCAGTCGAACAGTGGGGCGCCCGCGTTCAGCCGGGCCAGGCGGCAGCCATCCATGTTCAGGCGGAGCATGTACGGCTCGCCGCTGTCCGGGTCAAAGCGAGGCACAGTCATGCCGCCGTACCAGACCACATCGACGGTGCGGTCCTTGTCGTTCAGCGTCGATGGTGCGAAGGACACCTCGGTATCGGTGGCCGCGAAAAACTCGGCGCTCTGTTTGGTCGATACGCCGCCTCCACCACTTCCGGCCGACCCGATAGTCTCCTGTCTCAGTAAAGCCATTGCACCCCTCCCTTAGGCCTTCACTTCCTCGTAATCCTTCTCGCCGAATTCAACGAGTTGCCAGTTCTGTTTCTGCAGCCAGGCCAGGTGTCCCTCGTTGCCGTTACCGCCGCGGCGATGCCATTTGGTCAGGTGCTGGTACAGGTGGAAGATATCCATCTCGCCGGCATCGAACGCTTCCCTGCAAAGCTCCGCATACCGGGCCACCACCGCCTGTTCGGCCGCTATCGCATCGGTCTGGATCGCAGCCACTGTGGGGTGCGTCGCCGCGGGTTTCGGCGCAAACGCCGGCGCCCCGCCGTCGAAGAACAGCAGCGCGCTGGCAATGTCCTTCATGTAGCCCTCACACTGCTCGTGGAGTTTCTTCAGGCCACTGGCGATACTCAAGCCGAAGCGCTTCACGTTGCGCTGGTCCAGCAGGTACTGCAGCATCAGCGACGCCTCAAGATTGATGGCTTCCTGCAACCCCGCCATTACCTTCTCGTTGCCTTTCATAGGTCTCCTTTAAGTCAGATACATCCTGGTGGGGTTATCCCACGCGCGCGCTGTAGCGCTGGATCTCTCCGCACCTGCGACGAGTAACTCCTTGACCATCGCGAGGTCCTCTTCCGTCGTGGCCGCCATTCCCTGGCCGCCCTTCGATCCCGGCACCGCCTTGCTGCTTGGTGTACGCTCCTCGGTTCCGGCCGGCTGCTCCTGGCCGCGGAGTGTCATGTTCCGGGGATCGCAGTCGAGGATGATCTCGTACTTGTCGACCAACTTATTGAACGCCGCGATCTGCTGAATCTGCGTGTTGGGGTCGTAGCCGGCCGCCACAACAGCTTCAAACCACGTGACGCGGCCCATGCGAATGTCCTTCAACGCCGCCTCGGCATCCTTGACCGGATCGACTGACTCGAATCGCGGCGCTGTCCACTGAGTGGCGTACAGGTTGATCTTCGGATCCTCAACGGCCTTCGTCGGTATCTTGCCGATCGCCACCAGCGTGTCAATCATGCGCCTGCGCGTGGGCATACAGAACTGTGGGATCAGCGTCAGCCACCGGTACCCCTCGATCGTGTTCCGGAAGCCTAACTGGCCGCCGCGCCACGAGGAGTAATTCACCAGCGATAGGTCGCCGGACAGCACCTCGTAAGGCATCCCGATACCGGCAGCGATCCCCTGCAGCTCGGTCAGCTTGTATTCGCGGTAGCCGCCAATCGGCCTGGGGTTATTGAACTCCACACCTTCGCCCGGCTTGAGGTACGCAGTCATGCCTGGCTGAAACCCCTCGACCTTCTCCTTCGACAACGGATCGCTTGCGGTAAACCCGAGTGTCGATCCCTCCATACCTTCGGGCTGGGTCACGAACGCAACGACGCACGCTTCGATCTTTTTCCGGACGCGCTCCGCGTCGCAGTAATCATCCAGGTCCCGGAGCGCCATCATTACCGGGTGCAGCCACGGGATACCGCGGACCTGTCCCGGTCGCAGTTGCCGGTACGTATGCATCACCTGCTCGGCTGGGATTGGCTGGCTCAGGATTCCGCCCCGCGGGTTTAGGATCAGTACGCCGCCGGGGTGGTACGTGTAAAGCCAATACGCCGACCGCCGGCCGAGCATGTCGAACTCGACGCCCTGCATGATGTGACCATTGACGGTCCCCATCGTTTTTGTCTGGTCGAGGAAGTCTGCTTCAAGCAACTGGAGCTGCAACGGCACGCGCAGGTTGTCTTTCGCCAGGCGCGGGCGGAAGCGCAGGATGCCCTCGCCGCTCTCGGCCGTAGTCCGCATCACCAGCGACTGCATCCCGTAGAAGTCCAAGCGCTGTGGTGTATCGCAAGCGTCGGCGAAGTATGGCCATTCACCATCGATGATTTTGTTGATGGCATCGCTGCCCGTCTTCGACTGCGGAATGATTCCTGTGCCGACCACGTTGCCGGCCAGTTCCTCAACAGCCTTAGCGGCGTACGGGTTATTGCGCGTCAGCTCGCGCGACCTGTTTCGGAGCCAGACCAGCGACCCCATCAACTCGACGTTCGCGTCAGTCGACGGCGCGTACCATCCGTGCGCACGGCGGCCAGGGTCGGCTCCCTCGTACGCAAATCGCTTCGCGTGGCGCTCCAGGTACCCGTCCGCGAGCGCTGTAACAACACGAGCGCGAGCGCGCTGCATTGCGTAGCGCGGTGCCACATTGGCGATGATGTTATCGACCCAGCTCATTTACCAGAGATCCGAGTGCTGGAGACCAGGCCCCCGCGGTCCGTCCCCTCGCTTGTGCTGCGCCAACGTGCTCTTGGTTCCGGCCCCAGTCGACCCGGCCTGGCGAATCGCGTCCTCTGTTTCGGCGATGGCTTTTTTGATGTCATCGATAGACCGGAACGTAACGCTGCTTCCGTCGGGCATGTGCGCGCTCGCCGCGGGGTTGCCGAGCGCGCTGTATAGCGCGTTCAAGTTCGCGACCAGTTGCGCCACCGTAAGCGTGTTAAGCGCCGCCACTACGCTGCCACCTGTTCCGCCGGCATCTCGAACGCGCGCCCGTCGACGGTGACGGCGCGACCGCCGGTGAGCCCCTGCCAATGCTTGACGATCACGTCGCAGTAACCTGGGTCGTACTCGATCAGGCGGGCGGCGCGTCCGGTCTTTTCGCAGGCCACCATGGTCGACCCACTGCCGGCAAATGTGTCGAGTACGATGTCTCCAAGTTGGCTGCTGTTCTCGATCGCCTTCTGCACAAGCTCCACCGGTTTTTTGGTGGGGTGATCGACGTTCGCCATCGGCCGCTTCACCGGCCATACGTCTCCCTGATTACGGTCGCCACACCAGTAGTGCGAGGAGCCCTCGCGCCAACCGTACAGGATCGGCTCGTACATGCGCTGGTAGTCGGACCGTCCGAGAGTGAAATGATGCTTCGCCCAGATGATGAACGTCGACCAGTGGCCGCCCGCGTCCACGAAAGCCTTGTACAAGGTATGCAGCTCGGACGAGGACATGCAGACATAGATGGCGCCGCGGCACGAGAGAAGGAGGTTTGAAAGGGCGTCGAACAGGAAGTCGTAGAACTTGCCACCGAGCGCATCGTTTCCGATAGTCAGTTTCTTGGCTGTCTTGCCCACGTAATCCACGTTGTATGGAGGGTCGGTCCAAACGATATCGGCGACGTCGCCGTCGAGTACTCGCTTGACGTCCTCGGCGTTGGTTGCGTCGCCACACAGCAAGCGGTGCTTGCCCAGTATCCACAGGTCCCCCCGTTGGGTGACTGCCTGTTGTTCGGACTTGGCCGGCGCGGCGTCCTCGTTTTCCTGATTGACCTCCGGGTTCGGTTGGTCGGCCTGCAGTGCCTTGAGTTCCTCGTCGGAGAAACCGATCACGTCAAGTAGGTCCAACTGCTCATCGGCCAGTGCCGCGATCTCGGATTTGAGCATCGCGTCGTCCCATCCGGCATTGAGCGCCAGCTTGTTGTCGGCAATGACCAGGGCGCGGCGTTGCGCTTCACTGAGATGGCCGAGCACTATGACAGGGACCTCGGTCATTCCGAGCTTGCGCGCCGCGGCCAGGCGAGCGTGGCCGGCGATGATTACACCGTCAACCCCAACTAGAATTGGATTTACGAATCCGAACTCCTTTATGCTGGCCGCTACCTGGGCAACCTGCTCCGGAGAGTGCGTCCGGGAATTCCGGGCGTAAGGAACCAATCCGCTTATAGACCGGTTGGTTATTGTAAGGATAACCGACACCTAGATGTGCCCCCATGTGGTTCCCGTAATTGCATCGGAGAGCCAGCGTTCTGATTGGAGTGTTCCCATTTAAAGAGGGTGAGTGCTTGGTGCGATTTGGTGTCTATGGGACGGCGGGCGCACGTCTTTACGCCTTCAATCTAACATCGGAAGTAAGTGCAATACTGAGTTATTTGCACTTATAATCGGTGGCTCTTAACCGAACCATTTACGCCGCGGAATCCAACCGGCGTTTTCCTGTGCGCGCCCATCGCGGTAGAACGGATCGTTGGGATTTCCGAAACCAAGACCCTTCCACTGGGATGTCGGACGTGGCGTGGCCTGCGGAGCAGCGCGCGCCGGCTTGGGTGGCTGTGTACCGGGCGGCGCGACCTGCCGTTGTGCCGTTCGGGCGCACCCACAGCAACGCCCGCAATAGATCCCTTTCTTCAGGAGCGGTTTATGGCTCTCCTTGCCAGATAGATCCGACCCGCAGTTGGCGCATACGCCCGTGTCCGATGTGCTCTTGATGCAAAGTGCCATGGCGTTACCTCCGGTCGCGCCTGTCGATCCACGGCCGGCGCCCGTCGTCGTTCGCTTGCTGCCGGGGCGACTGCGGCGCGGGTACCTGCGCCTTCCCGTCGACGATATCGGCCTGCCTGTTGATCCGGAAGCCCTGCGCGACCAGGCTCTGCAGCGCGGCGTAAGCGTAACAACGCGCGTCCAGTGCTTCGTTGCGGGCGCCTGGTTGCTTCACCCACTCACGATGCGCGAAGCCTTTGTGGTACCTGATCTTGCACGTCTCCGATGTGAGTTGATCGAAATACCCAAGGTCGTGCTGGTCGCTGATCGGAAAATGACAGAACCCAGGCCCTGGCTCCGCGATCCTTAGGCGCGCGTACGTCGCCTCCTTGGCTGCGTCTACACCAACGATCCACAGTGGTCTACGGTCCCTCTTTGCCTTGGTGGGCATTCTCGGCCAAATTGGATGCTGGCCGGCGCTTCCCTTTGTGGCGTACACTTTTCGGCCCGCGCGCTCAAGGCAAAACTGGGTCACTTTCGATTGCTGATAACCAGCATCGATACACGCCGCCGCGATGTTCATCTCACGGCCGCACGGGTGGTCGAAGGTCACTGCCAGTGCCTGTTCGAGCATCGCCCACACTTCAGGTTTGGCTGTGTCACCTGGCAGCACCACGTACGCCAGCGACCACGACTCCTCATCGCGCCCCCACCCGACAATCTCCATCTCGAGTCGGTCTGCCTGAACATCTACGCCGATCGTGATGATGCACACGCCGGCCGGCAGCATCTCGCCGGGGTTGTAGGGCTCCCGGCGCGCCATCAATTCATGGCTGGGTGTCTTCGTGGCGCCGGCCTGCTGGAACGTTTCGGCCAGAACGCTGTTCACAAATGCCTGCAGGCGCTCGGGGCTTTTCCTGGAGCGCAGGAAATCCTTCGCGAGCCGCCCCCACGTTGTCCACGGCGAGTATAGCCCGTTGATCCAGAAGCCAGCAGTATCCCCATCGCCGGTGGCCTCCGCGCGCCACTCGCCGCGTTCGAGCATCGGCGGTTTTTGATGGTCGGCGATGTGGCCCTGGCAGTGGTCGCACTCGTAGTACGCCTGTCCCGGTTTTCCGTCCGGCCACTTGACATGCGACCAGCGCAGAATCTGGAAAGCGCCGCAATGTGGACAGGGGACATGGTACTTGCGTTGGTCAGATTCCCGGTACGCTTGATCGATCCTGCATGTGCCTTCCGTACTGGGCGTTGACACCATCGCGATTTTGCGGTTCGCGAACGTTCCCGTCCTAGCGATCGCCAGGTCCGCGGGGTCTCCTTCATCGGTCCCTGCAGCGCCCGACGATGCGCTGGCGGGATACGCCGACAGCTCGTCCATCAGCAGGTACCGCGCCGGCATCGACCGGAGCCCCGTGGCACTATTAGCGCCCGTAATCACAAGCACCCCGCCAGGAAACTCTTTCGACATCATCGTGTTGGCCGCGTCCCGTTCCCGCGGATCGGAAACACGCTCGGCCAATACCGGCGTATTCTCGATCAGGGAGTCGATTCTCTGCCGCGAGAATCGCTTGCCAAGCTCCACGGTCGGTTCCACCAGCATCACCGGGCCGGCCGCCCGGTGGATGATGTACCCCAGGAAATTCAACAGAACTTCGGAGCCGCCGACCTGAGCCGGTTTCTCAAACACCACGCGAGAGTACGGAGACAACGGGGAGAGGCAGTCCATGATCTCCCGGAGGTACGGCGTCCGCGAGGTCCGCCACTTGCCGGGCTCGCCCGCGGACATGCTGGTGAGCCTGCGGTGTTCGTCGGCCCACTGCGAAACGGTGAGATCCGGGTCCGGACGCAGTGCCGCGCCAAGTGCCGAACGGACATCCAAGAGAGTGATGTGGTTAGATGCCTTCGATGGCATTTGCAATCGCGTCCAGTTCGCGCGAGAGTTCGGTCTTCAGGATGTCGTGGACTTTCCGTGGGTCAGTTTCCGCAGCCAGGATCGGCGCCATGCGATCCGGGATGCCCAATATGCCGTCCCGCATAATCCGGGCAGCGTCAGCGATCATCTTTCGGACGGGCTCCGCTTCGAGCATCCTTCCCTCGGCCCTGTCAAGTTCCAGCTTGCGTAGCCTGGCGCGACAGACCATGTCGATCGTCTTTGCGTTGGCGTAGCTGGTGCCCGACGTGTTCTTCTCGCCGGCGCCGGGTAGCGGCGCGCTGGGGGTCGGCGGTGGCTGCGGCGCGACCGACTGCGGCGGCGCGGTGGACGGCTGCTCCACGTCGACCGGCCTGTCATCCAGGACCTGATCGCTGGCAACAACGTCCACCAGCTTCCCCCGCATAACCAGCAGTCCCTTGTCCTTGATCTTGCTGATGTATGCCTCGGAGACGCCCCTATGTCGAGCGTACTCGGCCTGCGTTGCCAGGCCGGCCGCAGCGCGGCGGCGGGCTTGCGGTGTGTCTGTCGCCATTACCCTTTGTCCTCGATACCGCGCGCCGCGGCGGTCTGCTTGAACGTGCGGTTGGTCGCGGCCAGCGTTGGCTCCGTGCCGGTGAGTGCCATCATCCGCAGCAGGATCACATCGCAGTAACCGGGTGAGATCTCCGTGCCGTAACCGACGCGGCCAAGTGTGTGCGCCGCCGCCATTGTGGTGCCGCTTCCCATAAACGGGTCGAAGACCACCTCGCCAGCGTCAGAAAACGCCTTCAAGAAGAACTCGACGAGAGCACGGGGGTAGGGCGCGGAGTGCTCGCCCTGGCCACCCTCCGCTTTGACCTCGACCACGTTGCTGGGCCACGCGATGCCTGCGACCTTGTCGGCTCCGCAACCCAACAGGCCGGACCCGCTCGGCGCAGAAGGATTATCCGGAGAGTAAACGACAACGTCGTCCGATCTATGGCCGGCAGCGAGCGGCCGGAACTTGATCGCCTTCCCCTTCGAGAAGTGGAACACCGGCTCCCACGCATTCTTGAAGCGGTTACTCCATTTGCCAGGCACGCCGTTTGCCGTGTTCCGCCAACAGAATTCATCCACAAACCGCCATCCCCACTGGCGCCGGTGAGCGATAACGAGATCCTTCACGTACAGGTTCCGCTCGCCATCTTCGGCGTGCTCTTTGATGTTCAGGAAGTAGGAGCCATCGGGCGCAAGGACCGCCTCGATGCCGGCTGCGACCGCGCGGTACCACTCTACGTACTCATCCGGAGGGATCGGCTTAAACCCGCTGGACTTGTCGTACTCCCGCTGTGTCGCGTACGGCGGCGACGTGATCGCCACGTTCACCATCGCGCCGTCCAGGAGCGTCGCCACGCTCGCGGCGTCGCGGCAGTCGCCGCAGATAAGCCGGTGCTTTCCGATCAGCCACACGTCTCCCCGTTGTGTGACCGGCGTGGCAGGCGCATCCGGCACAGATTCTTCCGCGGGCGTGTCGCCCCCGGCCGGCGGCGCGTCTTCGGGCGCCAGCAGCGCAGCAAGCTCCTCGTCTGAGAAGCCCACCACATCCAGGTTAAAATCGTCCTCCTGGAGCGATGCCAGCTCTGCGCGCAGCATCTCCTCGTCCCACCCGGCATTGAGTGCCAGCTTGTTGTCCGCAATGACGAGCGCGCGACGCTGTGCTGGCGTAAGGTAGTCCAGGACGATCACGGGCACCTCGGTCATGCCGAGTTGTCTGGCGGCCAGGAGCCGCGCGTGGCCTGCAATGATCACGCCGTCCGCGCCAACCAGAATCGGAGACGTCCAACCGAACTCCTTGATACTGTCGGCGACTTGGGCGACCTGCTCCGCAGAGTGCGTCCGTGAATTCCTGGCGTACGCCAGGAGTCGCTCGACAGCCCACATCACGACCTCGGACGGGACCTTAACGCCGCCATTAACCATGGATTAACTATCCTCTTACCCTCAAAAACCCCTCTGTCCGTAGCGAAATACAGCCATCCGCTTACCCGCGCCGAAAAGTCGCCAAGGAGTACCTACGAAATAGTTCGTACTACGGTATAAAGGCGCTGCCGCTGCCTTTTAGGCCGCCTCCTCGACGGGCGATCCGTAACGATCCATCCATAGTGCGATCACTCGATCTCTGTGAACTACGTCAACCCGGTGCACCCAATCGCTGTACGTCAATGTTGCCTTCCTTCCGTTGCAAGACGCGCATACGATTGCGATGTTATCGAGAGAGTGCTTCCCGCCCAGCGCCAGCGCCACTATGTGGTCCGTCTGCTTCTCGCCACCGGATATCTGCTTGCCGCAGTATTGGCAGTCACTAAGGCTATCCTTTAAGCGCGCGATTGCTTCTGGCGTCGCCGAACCGTCTGCTTGGCTCACTAACCGCTCGTACCGAGTATTCCCGTATTCCGCAAATCGATCAGGGTTATTCCGCTTATACTCGGATGCCCTGGCAAGCTCCGCGATCCGGTTTGCCGCATAAGCTCCGCGCTGCCTTTGGGCTCGCGCGGCCAGGAACTCCGGGTAGGCGCGGTTGT